TATTTTTATCAGTATCTGTATCAATTCTGGTATCTTTCAATTTACTGACAATCGTCTTAGCATTCTCAACTTTATCTTCAGCTTTTAACAACATCTTATTCATAAAGTCTTGTGGTTCTAAATGAATTTGTACCTCCGACATACCATACATACTTCTTGGTATTCTGATATGTCGTTTAGGCACAAATGGCAATTGCCTTATTAAGTAAAAAGGAATTTCGGTACCCGCTTTTATTACGTCTTCTTCATCTATGACGTCTTGGTCTTTCTCGGTGTCTGCCGTTTGCCCAGACCTATATGGATTTACAACTCTATGTAAATCAGTCTTTAATTTTTGACTTTTAACACTGGTATATCGTATATTAAAACTACCGCAAACTGGACATACATATTGTGTATTTAACACTTTGCCGCAATCCATACATTCGCGTCTTCTTCTCATAGCCCATTCAACATCATCACACAACACCTGAAGTGTGTTTTCTACCCATACGAATTTACCGACATGTCTGTCTTTGTTCAAATAATAACATTCTACAACAGATACTAAATCGTGGCCTTCAATAGGTGCTACATCTTTGTCTGGAAACAAATCTTCTATTTGTGCAAGAGTATATTTCTTGCGCTCAAAAATATATTCTAACTCTTTATAATTATATATACCTGGCTGTGGGAATACAGTATCTATCGGACAACATTCCACTTTAGGCATACCTGACCTTTCGTGCGTATTATCAAACGGGTCCCAAGACACTTTCAACCAACATGTAGAGTCTATAAGAGTAGAACGCTCACTTTCGTCATGCACTTCTTCAGACAACATTTTGTCCATCTCGTGCATAATCAGTGCCTCTGTGGCATTCACCGGCACTATATCTCTATGATATCTAGGTGTCATTTTAGGCCCCGGAATATGAGGTGCTATTTTCTCTTCAACTAATTCAAAACACATCTTGCGAAGTGCTTTTATCTTTTCACCTTCTTCTTCACCTTTGTCATTAAGTCTATTAAAATTACCCATATAAGCATTTCGCCACATGTTCACTTTTTGGCTATTGACTCTGGAAGCTTCGTATTCTTGCTTAGCTACAAGATATTTAGCATTCCAATGGTCTACCAGAATAGACTCTTCTTCGGTGTTAGGTGTACTAGTGCCAACATCATTATAACCAAGGTAGGTTCTCACCCTACTATCATATAAACTCATGCAAACTCCTCTTTAGGCTTCCATTCCATTGGAGCCCCGTGTCTTCTTATAAATTCGTTTTTAACGTTCTGGTCTTTTAATGCCTTAAAATCTTCCCACATTTCAGGCCACCAGTTACTATATCTCGTAAACCTCAAAACCTTTTTAGTGGCTTGCTCTTCACCACTCAACAACCCAATATTCTTCTTAATACCTTGTGAAAATGCGTCTACCATATCATCATGTGCCCAGTACGGAAAACCACCTAATTCCGACTTATAACAATGTGTGTAACTAAGCCCTTTTTCTTCCCACACAAAGTCCTCTTCATTTGATAACATATGTGCGTCTTTTTCACAAGGTATGTAGCATCGACCTTCTCTTTGATATATGGAGGCCGCTTGTGCCCTAGAATATTTGCCACCTTCTGGTTCGACTGGGGTAATTGAAGGCCAGTCTTTTTCAGGTATACCTAATTTCTTTCGCCACTTTTTGATAACTTGTGTTATGCCGGGTCCATTAGCCTTATCTTCTATATAGATAACGTCAATTTCCGGAAATCTCTTAACCAAATCTATTATCTTGTCAACCGTGTCTGGTAGGTCCATCTGCTTTCTAACAATATATCTTAAATATGTATTGCCTTGCTTTACCCCAGTTATTTCCATTGCGACAAAGTCACTGGTCGTTAGGTCCTTAAATGTAGCGTCTATTGACATATAAACTCTATCAAAACGACGTATTTGTTCATCTGTCGACCAATGTTTTGATATCTCATATTCGCTCCAGTCCTCAGCCCTAAACAAATTGCCCTTAGCATTACTTGGTTCACCTTGGAATAGTGCGTTATATACATGGTCACCTTCCGATGCTAGATATGACTCTCTGATGATATTCGCCCAAGTCGCGTCTTTGCCCATCTCGGGACATATGCCTTCACCTATCTCTCTTTTTAGTGGGTCAGCAGCCATATTATCTTCTGTACATAAGGCAGCATAGTTAAAGTCACCAACAATAAATGGTTTTCTGTTTCTTCTCAACCAACCTATCAAGTCATTAGGCACCCATCTAGTACACATGACAATACACAATGACCCCGGATTACCTAACAATCTCGTCTCAACCGTTGACTGAAACGCCTCTATATTGCCTTCTATCAATACGTCCGATGTAGCATCCTGCATGTTCTTAACAGGGTCGTCTATAACAACCACATTACCAGTTTTACCAGTAACAACTCCTCGTAACCCTGCACTGGACATGCCACCATTTGTATTTTGCCACAGGCGAGTTATCTCGTCGATTATCATTGTCTCCCACTCATCGGTACTCTGTATCTTATCGTGTAACTTGACCCGTCCATGAGTAAGTTTAGGAGCAAATTCTTGAAACTTATCTCTATTTCTACGGCCAAATCTTGCAGTAAAGTCGGAGGCATACCCTAGTGTCAAGACACCTAGACGGGGATATTTACAGAGTACCCATGACTGGAATGACTCGGTTATCGTCAATGATTTGCCAGTCTGTGGTCGGATNTCGCTCAATAAAATTAACCCATATGGCATTCTGTTAAAGTCTGGTGTCGTTGGGTCATATTTGTCTTTATAGTCTATTATTCTCTCTCGTCCCGGTTTAGCATTCGGTCCACGCTCAAAAGCTCTTTGCAAATTAGCGGCCATTGAATAATGATATGGTGTCATAATATATCCATAATTAACGGCTTGTAGATACGCAGGATATGAGCGCATGCATTTACGAAGAACAATTTCGCCATACAAGCCTGTCCAATTCAGTTTATGTTCACGTATTGCCAAAACTTCTTCTGGCGTTAACAAATCATAACCATATTCAGCCTGTAACTCTTTAAGCGTTATCATCTTCTAGTCTCTTCTTAGCCTCATGTCTTGCTAACAATTCTAATTGTTCATCTGTCAAGTCTTCATATGCAGATGTGCTTATAGACACCTCATCTTTAACTTTACCAGCAGTTCTTTCAAGAATTGTGTTGAAAGTCGTTGTTTCGAATGATGCTCTAATAACATTAGTTTCTACCAACACTTCGGCCTTCATAGGCTCTCTTGAAATACCTTCTGCTAACAACCTCTGCTTAACAGAATTGTAAGCTGTGT